GGTTTAAACGCGCGGCCCCCTCCCCCCTCCATCATCACCCCTTCTACCTCGATGGCTGGAGGGGATCTGGCCCAGGAGAGCTCTCCAAGGGCGTCCGTATGCTGAGATTTGCTCTAAGTGGTCTAGTTGCACGCAACTCTCTGACCTGCGGTTTTGCAGAACTGGTCTAGTTTCTCAGAGGGCCTCTCTAAGAGGCCCAATCTAAGGGGGTTAATAGTAATGAGAACCCCTTTTTTCTAGGGGTTCTCATCTGGGAGCGCCTCTAGGCGCTCCCCTAAAGGGCTCGGTTCAACAGACCGAGCCCCGAGAGAACCTCCGCTCCGAGAGCCTCCTCTAGAGGCTCTCTTCGCTTCGGTTCTCAGACTCGCTCGGGAGAAGCCTTCGAGGCTTCTCCCTCGCTCGTAGGTAGCGCAGGGAGCTCGTGGAAGCTCCCTGGAGACCCTCCCTAGAGGACTCCCTGTGGGGGAGTCCCTAGAGGCATTTCGGAATGCCTTGCCCTAATACTCACGTGGATGCAATCCCAAATCGCGCAGCGATTGGGATTAAATCTCCTGCCGGAAAGAGAGGTTTTCCGTGGATGAAAACCTCTCCCTCGCGGATGTCTTTACGCGAGCCGCGGCGGATTACTTCGCCGGCCAGGACGACCCGGGCATGCTGAACGGGTTCGTCGTGGTCGCGGAGGTGATCCGCTCCAGCGGCGAGACGCAGCTGGTGGTGACCCGACCCGAGACTCAGGGGTACGCCCAGACGCTTGGCCTCGTCGGCGTTGCCGACATGTCCGCCCGCGATGACGTGACCGCCGCGTTCTATGCCGGCGAGGCTGAGGGCTGATGGCCGCTCCGCACCAGCGGGCCACCCGGGGGGCGAACGGCGGCAATCGCGCAAAGCGTCCCACCCGCCTGACCACCGAGGCTGCGAAGAACGCCTTCGTGGAGCACATCAAGACCGGCATGACCGTCGCCTCCGCGCTGGAGAAGATCGGGTACGCACAGAAGACCTACGAGGAGTGGCGCCGCAAGGACGCCGACTTCAAGTCCCGCGTCGACCAAGCCCGCCAGCTGCGCAAGCCCGACCGGGGTGTGGAGCGCGGCGAACGGATGGGCTTCGCCGAGTGGCGCAAGAAGTACCTCGGGGTTGACACCCCGTGGCATCAGATGCAGTGGGTCGACATGCTGGAGAACCGGGAGCCCCGGGATCTCCACGACTCCCAGGTCTACGAGCAGAACCGCCGCGACCGGATCATGGTCAACTGCCCGCCGTTCCACGGCAAGTCGGTCGCCATCACGATCGACTACGCCACCTACCGGCTCTGCATGGACCCGAGCTTCCGCATCATCATCATCTCCGCGGGGCAGGGTCTCGCCCAGGACTTCCTGTTCGGTATCAAGCAGCGGCTCACCTCCCCGGACTTCCTGGAGATGCAGCTCGCCTACGCGCCGGACGGTGGCTGGGAGGCCACCGCCGAGTCCTGGACCGAGAGCAAGATCGTCTTCGGCTCCGAGGTTCGTTCCCAGGGACGCCGCGCCTTCCACGAGAAGGACGCGAACGTGATCGCGCTGGGCATGCGCTCCAAGGTCTACGGCCGGCGCGCGGACCTCATCATCGTCGATGACGGCGTGGACACCACCAACGTCTCCGAGCACGCCAAGCAGATGAAGTGGCTGCGCTCGATGGTCGAGACCCGCATCGAGGCCGGTGGCAAGCTCCTCGTGGTCGGCACCCGCGTCGCCTCGATCGACCTGTACTCCGAGCTGCGCAACCCCGAGAACTACGCCAACGGCAAGGTGCCCTGGACCTACCTCGCCTCCCCGGCGATCCTCCACGAGGGGGAGACCCCCGAGGAGCACGTGACGCTCTGGCCCCGGGCGCAGGTCCCGTGGGTGCATCCCGACAGCGCCGCCGAAGGCGAGCTCTGCCTGTGCGAGAACCCCGCCTGCTCGGAGGGGTTCGAGTGGGGCGGGCGGCGTGTGTACGCCCGCTGGGACGGCCTGCACCTGGAGCTCGGCCCGCGAGCGGCGAACTCCGCGACCGACTGGGCGCTGATCTTCCAGCAGTCCTCGGTCTCGGAGAACTCGACCTTCCCCGAGTTCGCGGTGAAGAAGGCGACCAACTCCGCGCGGATGTGCGGCCGGCTCGAAGCCGACAAGGTGGGCCACCCCTACGCCGGAATGCACGACAAGTACATCATCGGCGGCTGCGACCCGGCCATCTCCGGCTTCGCCGGTCTGGTGGTCATTGCGGTCGACAAGGACACGCAGAAGCGGTTCGTGCTCACTGCGGTCAACCTGAAGGCTCCGACCACCAAGGAGCTCCAGGACCGGATGAAGGAGCTCACCGAGTTCTACGGCATTCACGAGTGGCGTGTCGAGAAGACCGGTCTGCTGAAGTTCTTCACTCAGCACGCCGAGTTCCGCGTTTGGTTCCAGACCCGCGGCGTGAAGTTCACCGAGCACGAGACCGGTAGCAACAAGTGGGACTTGGGCTACGGCGTCTCCTCGATGGCCTCCCTGTTCGGGGAGTACGACAAGGCGTGGGATGACCCCAATGGGGGCTGGCGCACCATCACCGAACCCCTGATCGAGCTACCCCGCCCGAACCAGGAAGGGATGAAGGCGCTGGTCCACCAGCTCATCATCTGGACCCCCGAACTCAATCCCGCCAAGGTGCCCTGCGACCTCGTGATGGCACTTTGGTTCGCCAACACGGGCGCCCGCGAGTTTCTCGGAATCGGCCGCAACGGCAACGTCGTTGCCTTCGGCCGCAACAACAAGTTCGTCAGTCCACGTCGGAAGAACCACCAACGGGTCTCTCTTGCCGACTACCGACAGGCCAACAACTAAGGATACGGATGGACGACGCCTCCTACATTGCGGGCAGGGTGCAGCTTGCGCGAATGCGCAACGCTGCGCGCGACCGCAACAACTCTCAGGTGCTCGCCATTCGCCGCGGAGACTACGAGTCTGTTGCACCCGGCCTCTTCAACACCTCCGAGTTCGACAAGCCGCTCATCGCCAACCTGATCGACACCACGGCGCGCGACATCGCCGAGGTGATGGCTCCGCTGCCGGCGTTCAACTGCCAGTCGGCAGCGCTGGCGAACGAGGCCGACCAGAAGCGCCAGGACATGCGCGCGGCCATCGCCAACGCCTACGTACAGAAGTCCCGCCTCCAGGACCAGATGTTCGGCGGCACCGACCGCTACGGCTCCTTCGGCTTCATGGCCTACATCGTCGAGCCCGACTTCACCGAGCAGATGCCGGTGATCCGAGTGGACGACGTTCCTACCGCCTACTACACGATGGACTACCGGGGCCGGGTCAAGGACTACAGCGCGGTTTACCGCGTCTCGGCCGAGGCGCTGTGCCACCAGTTCGCCGACAATGAGCTGCTGAAGAACAAGCTGCGCCAGCGCTACGGCAACTTCGACGGCAACCTCATGGTCGAGGTGGTGCGCTGGTACGACGACGACCATCAGTGCCTGATCCTGCTTGACCCCGGCATGTGTCTGGTCAGCGTGGAGAACCTCACCTCCGGCTGCCCAGTGCGCGTGGTGGAGCGCCCCGCCGTGGTGCGGGACGACGTGCGCGGCCAGTTCGACGACGTGATCTGGGTGCAGATCGCTCGCGCGCTCGTGCAGGTCTACACGATGAATGCCCTGGAGCAGAGCGTCAACGCTCCGATCGCCATGCCTGACGACGTGCAGGAGCTGGAGATCGGGCCGTTCACGGCCATCCAGTCCAAGACGCCGCAGGGCATCGGCCGCGTCAACCTGAACCTCCAGCCGGGGCTGTTCCCCGAGTTCAACGCGCTCGCCCAGGAGCAGCGCATGGGCTCGCGGTACCCCGAGGGGCGCTCGGGGTCCATCGACGCCTCTATCGTCACCGGCCAGGGCGTGCAGGCGCTCATGGGCACCTTCGACACTCAGGTTCAGACCTTCCAGCGTCTGAACGCCTCCGCTCTGGAGGATGTCATCGCCATGTGCTTCGAGATGGACGAGCGGGCACCTTGGGCGAACGCGAAGAAGACGCTGACGCTGAAGGACAACGGCGCTCCCCGCAAGATCACCTACGTTCCCACCAAGGACATCAACGGCGACCACGTTGTCGATGTGTCCTACGGGGCGATTGCGGGTCTCGATCCGAACCGTGGTCTGGTGTTCGTCCTTCAGGCTCTGGCCGGTGGTCTCATCTCGAAGTCCACGGCGCGCAAGTCGCTGCCGGTGGACATGAACCCGCTGGCCGAGGGCCGGCAGATCGAGATGGAGCAGCTCGACGACTCGATCGCCGCCTCGATCGCGCAGCTGCCGCTCGCCATCCCGCAGATGGCGATGGGCGGCGCAGACCCCCGCGAGGTGGTCATGCAGATCGCCGAGCTCCGCAAGCTCATCGAGAAGGGCAAGTCGCCCTCCGAGGCGATCAGCGAAGTCTTTGCACCCAAGGAGCAGGCGCCGGAGGCAGCACCTCCGTCACCGCTTGAACAGGCGCAAGGGGCAGGGGAAGGCCCAGCTGGACTTCCCGGTGCAGGAAGTGGCGGCGCGTCAGACCTCCTGATGTCGCTCGCCGGGATGACCCCCTCGGGCAACCCGAACCTCCAGGCGAATGTGTCGCGCATGCGACCCGTCCAACACTAAGGAATACAGATGTCCGACTTCTCCACGAAGCAGCCGAAGCCCCAGTCGCGGCCTTCGACCCAGTACGGCCCCGACGAGTCGGGTGTCCCGGTCACCGGCTTCGACGAGGCGCCGACGTTCGACGACGCGCTCCACAACACCGAGGTTGGCCCGGGCGTGCCGGCCAACGCTCGCAAGATCCACTGATCTGGGCGGCTCCTGCTGAACCCGACACAGCAGGAGCTTCCCTCAATCCCGGGCTCTGGGAGCGGATCGGTCTCCAAAACCGATCTGGCGAGGTTCGATCCCTCGACGGGGTGCGCGTAAGCCGCGGTGGGCGGCTGACCGGCAGCGCGCATAACAAGCCGGACAAGCACCGAGTAGGCCGCTCGGTGCCCCCACCTTCTACTTCTCGAAAGGAACCAGCATGGCGAACGGACACGGAGGACAGCGGACTCCCGCTCACCCCGCAGCCGTCAGCGGCCCCGGTGCCCTTTCGCAGCGCACGGACGGCAACCCCGCCACCACGCAGCCGCCGATGGTCGCCAACGGTGGCCCCTACGGCAGCAGGCAGGAAATGGAAGGCATTCAGTCCGGCGCTCCGCTCCAAGGTGGCGGCGGTGGCAACACCGCGCCTGCCGGCCCCTCCCCGGCAGACATGATTCCGTTCGGCGCGCCCACGGCGAACCCGAGCGAGCCCGTCACCGCTGGCGCCGCTCTCGGCCCCGGCATGGGGCCGGAGGCCGCGGGCATCACCTCTGACTCTGCGGCCACGATGGCGCAGATGAAGCCGCTCGTGCGCTCTCTGGAGATGATGGCGAACCTCCCTTCCGCCACCCCCGAGACCCGGGCTTGGGTCCGCGCGCTGAAGGCGCGACTGGCGGCTAGCTGATGGGCTTCCTCGACTCCCTCGGGGAGGGCCTGAAGACGCTCGGCAAGGCTGCCATCGCAGCCCCGGGCGCCGTCTACGACATCGGCACCTACGTCGTCCCCGGCGACCAGTGGGGCGACGCTGACAACAGCGGCTTCGGTGGCGCACTGAACCACGTCGGCAGCCGTTTCAACGACCTCGTGCAGCCCGTTCCCGCCCCGCTGCGCAACGCCTTCGGCGAGGTCATGCACGGGCTCAACAAGGCCTACCACGAGTCGATCGACCAGCCGCTGTCGACGGCCATGACAATGGCCTCCCACCTGGACTCCGGTGGTGACGAGACCCACTACGGCGACCTGTTCTCCGGTGAGGCTTGGAGTCAGGCGTACAAGGTCGCCGAGCACCAGTCCTTCGGACAGTCTCTCGCCTTCGCCGTGACGAACGGCGAGGACCCGTTCAAGTACACCGACGAGCAGGCCAAGACCAAGGATGGCAAGACCGTCGACCTGACGCCGTTCCAGGCGAAGACGCAGGTCGATCACCCCTTCCTTGGCAACGCCATCGCGTTCGGTACCGACATCACGACCTCGTGGTTCCTCGACCCGGCCGTGCTCGTTGGCAAGGTGGCCGGCATCTCGCACGACCTCTACACGATGGGTCGTGTCCCCGAAACGTCCAAGGCGGGCTTCGCGGCTCACCTTGACCTCGACGGGGGAGTGAAGGCTGTCCACGCCTCCGGCATCGGCCGGCTCCTGGAGCCGAACTGGTCAGGTCGCTTCGACCGCTACTTCTCCTACATCAACGGCGAGAACAAGCTCGGCCGGCCGCTGAACGCGGCCGAGATCCGCGCCGTCTCTCCCGAGCTCCAGACGAGCCCCGCGGGTCGCGCCGTCTCCTCCGCGCTCGAAGACGCTCTGAAGATCGAGGATGTCTCGCAGCGTGAGAACGCCGCCCGCCGCGTGTTCGCGGTGGGCGTTGGCGACACCTCGCAGATCGAGCGCCTTCGCACCGAGATCGCTGGCACGCAGGCCATTGCGGACAAGCTCAACAACATCGTGCGCGAGAAGACCGTCGACCTCACCGATCAGGCGCTGATGCGCGAGGTGCAGTTCGACCCCGAGTTCCGCGCCCAGTTCAACCGGCAGATCGAGGGCCTCGACGAGGCCGGCGACGTGACGAAGTTCGTCAAGGGCTGGCACGCCCAGGTGAAGGCCAAGCTCGACGGCGACAAGCTCCTGCTCACCGAGGGCGCCGGCAAGCTCGACCGTCTCCCCGGCGTGCACGCGAACCCGGTAGCGGGCACCGCGGCGAAGCTGCGGAAGACCCAGGGCGACTCGCTCCTCCAGAAGGTCGAGCGCGGACACGACACCGTTGTGGATCGGATGACCCGGTTCCCGGGTCGGGAGTCCTACTCCAGCGTCTACCAGCGCGGTCTCTACTCGATGCCGCTCGTGGTCGCCTACCCGATGAAGTGGGCGGCTGCCGGCCTGCCCACCAAGGCGGGTGCAGCGTTCGTGCGCAACCTCGGGCAGACCCACCTGACCGGCTTCGTGGAGACCCACGACTGGGACTCCGGCGTCACTCAGCTCGACTCGATGCTGCGGGTCGCGGGTGTCGACGACACCACCCGTCTCGGCGAGCTGTCCAAGGCCATGAAGGCGCGAACGGAGATGGATCGCCTCCAGGCGATCGAGCGCGCCGAGCACGTCGCGATGGCTGGCCTCGCCAAGAGCGCCTCGGAGAAGCACGGCATCACGATCGACACCGACTTCATCCGCGAGGCGATGATCGCCGGCCAGCGCGCCCGCGCGAAGGCTGTCGGCTCGATGGCGGGTGGCCGGCTCTACGCCACCACCCAGCAGACCGACGAGATGGCGCTGCGCGCCCGCGGCATGATGGCCGCGCGGCAGGCCGCTCGCAAGGACGACGCCCTGGTTGCGGAGAAGAACATCGCCGACGAGCTCGGCGACTTCAAGCCGCGGATGGACCAGCTGATCGACGAGTCCGGCGTTCCGGTCTCGCTGCCGATCGTGTCCTCGCAGCTCGCCAACCGCGTCCCGCTGTTCGACGTGCAGATGGCGAAGCAGGTGGTCAACGACCGCCTCTGGGCCGAGCGGATGTCCGCCCACGCTGAGGCATGGAAGGACCACGCCCTCGATCTCAACGGGCTCCAGCGCCAGCTGGCCTCAGCCACCGGCCGTACCTACGACCGCATCCAGCGCGCCATCACGCAGAAGCGACAGATGATGGACGCGCTGCTCACCACCGCCTCCACCATGAACCGCTGGTGGAAGATGTCGGTGCTGTTCCGTCTCGGCTACCCGATGCGCGTCATCGCTGACGACCACATGCGCATCGCGGCTCGGCTCGGCTACATGCCGTTCCTGAAGGCGAACCTGCCCGAGGCGACGGCCAACTCCTTCTACAACTACATGCCCGGTGTGCTCGCCAAGAGCTCGCGCCGCGGGCAGGCGCGGCAGGCCTTCGCTCTCGCCCAGGCCGACCGCCAGCGGCTGATCGCCGACCTTGGCTTCCGCAACCCGCCGAGCGACGCGGAGTGGGGCCAGCTGAAGGAGCTGCACGAGGTCTACTTCAACGGCGTCTACTCGGCCGAGGAGAAGGCGCTCGCGCACAAGAAGATCCTTGCGATCGACCCGCTCGGTCGCACCCTGGAGTGGGCGGACCTTCAGCGTCAGGTGAAGACCGCCAACCGAGCCATCGGCCAGCACAAGCGCATCCTTGCCGAGGCTGAGGCCGCGGGCGACACCGCCCGCGCCACCAAGGCGCGCGCCGCCATCGCTGACCGCGAGGGCGAGATCAACCACGTCACCGAGCAGCTGTCCGGGCGGACCAACCCTGACCAGCTGCGCAAGGCGCTCATCAACGCCAACGAGGCGCTGAAGGGTGGACCGAAGGCCTTCCGCGCGGACAAGCGCCACATCGGCGACCGCGGCGTCACGATCGCTCCCGGCGTGAAGGTCTCCGGTGCGTTCGACTCCCCGGCCGGCGCCTACCGCGAAGCGGTGAGCTCCAACGCTGGCTTCAACTACCAGCTCACGGATGGCGAGGCCACGGGCTTCTCGCTGCTGTCCTCTGGTCACTGGCGCACGGTCGCCCCCGGCGAGCCGGGGTACTACCAGCTCTGGGCGAACATCCTGAACCACCAGTTCCAGCACAGTCCCGAGTTCATGTCGATCGTCAAGGGCGAGGTCAAGACGCCGCAGGAGTTCGCGTCGTGGCTGCGTCAGCCGGAGAACGCCCACCTCGTCGAGCGGATGCAGCACTACGCCCACGACCCCGAGGACTGGGGTGGCCGGCTCATCGCCATCGCCGAGGACTACCTGCCGAGCAGTGAGGTCCAGGAGCTCGTGGCTCAGGGGCGCGTCACCGCGCGCCAGCTCCAGAAGTTGTTCCCCGAGGGCGACGGCCGGCTGCCGCACATCCACGGCCAGCTGGCCGACGTGCAGAGCGGTCGCGTGACCGCGGCCCGCTACTTCTCCCAGTCGATCGGGAACATCTTCCGCTACCTCTCCGAGGTGCCCACCGACCAGCTGTCGCGGCACCCGTACTTCAACGCGATCTACCAGCGCGAGGTCAAGGCTGCTGCCCGCGTACACGTCGCTGGGAAGGCCGGTAAGGGCGCGACGTTCACACAGCGGGATCTGTCCGAGATCGAGTCGATCGGCCGTCAGAAGGCCCTTACAGAGCTTCGTAGGACCCTCTGGGACGTGTCCGCGCACTCCAGTGCGGCGCACACGATGCGCTTCCTCTCGCCGTTCTTCGCTGCCCACCAGGAGGCGCTCACGCGCTGGTGGCACCTCGCCAAGGACGACCCGTCGATCGTGCGAAAGTTCCAGCTGTTCTTCGACATCCCGCGCAGGGCCGGTCTGGTCTACGACGACGAGGGCAACGAGGTCAAGCCCGGAGACTCGATCGGCCCCGGCAACCACATCATGATGAAACTGCCGTTCGCTGACGAGAACGGCGCCGTGAACAAGTGGCTGAAGAAGGTCGGCGGCGGCTCGTACTGGAACATCAACGAGAACGGCCTGAACCTGATCCTTCAGAACGGCCTCGCCAACCCGGGCGCCGGCCCGATGGTGACCGTGCCGCTCGAAGTGCTGGCGCAGAAGTACGCCGACCAGGGCGAGCTGGAGAAGGCCGCGCGTCTCATCAACCCGTACCCGCCGACCGGTGACTCCTCACTCGACATCGCCATCGGTTCGGTGCAGCCGGCGTGGTCGAAGCGCGCGCTCGCCCTCATGCAGGGCGAGAACTCCAAGGAGTTCGGCCGCTACTACATGCAGAACTTCGCCGACGATCTGGTGACGTTCCGGCTCCAGCACGACCGCGAGCCCAACGAAGCCGAGCTCAACGCGCTCCAGGACAAGGCGAGCAAGGAGACCCACCGGGATCTCGTGCTGATGATGTCGAGCAACCTGCTCTCCGTCACGCCGGCCAAGCCCAACTCCCGCTACGCGGTGGTGCAGAACGGCCTCCAGCGGCTCTACGAGCAGATGCGCTCCGAGGGTCACGACATGGACTGGCTGCGCGAGCACTTCGTCAAGCAGTACGGCGAGGCGTATCTCGCCCTGATCTACTCAATGGGCACCGACCCCGCGGGGCTGGACAACAACCGCGCCGAGGTCTCCGCGATCAGGAAGCACCGCGGCTTGCTGAAGAACGTCGACCCGTCGCTCACGCGCATGGTCATCGGCCCCGAGGTCGAGACCGCGGACGACGAGGAGAAGCAATACTCCTCAGCAGCGGCGGCGTGGCTGCGCGCCACCGACACCGGCTCCGGCACGACCTACCTCGGCTCGAAGAATCCGAAGGAAGTCGCTGCTCAGCAGGTCATCAACGCCGGCTGGCGGCAGTACGACGAGCTCACCAACTACCTCGACACGATCGCCGACGAGCAGGGGCTCGACGGCTACGAGCAGTCGCCGCAGCTGGTGGAGGCGAAGCGCAAGGGGCTCCAGTACATCAAGGACCACAACGAGGTCTTCGGCTTTGCCTACGACACCTGGAGTCGGACCTCGTTCGACAAGAAGGTCGCCGACATGCGGCAGATCGTCAGCAACAAGAAGCTGGCGGGCGACCCGACTCGCTCGGATGTCTACTGGCTCAGCCAGTACGTCCAGGTCCGTGACGCGATCACTGAGGCTCTCCGCCAGCGCGGCAACGCTGGCGGCGCCAAGACGATCGAGGCGAAGGCGAATGCGGATCTCGCGAACGCCTTCCGTCAGGCGGTGGCCTACATCAACGGCCAGTCGCCGTACTTCAAGCAGTACAGCTACCACGGAACCATCGAACACGACCCCTACTTGCTGGGAACGGAGGCTGAGTAATGCCGCAGAGTCCCACTCCTGACTCGGGAATCGACCCCGGCCTAGCCGGCGTCCTTGGCCCCCTGCTGTCCGGTGGCACCACCGGAACGAGCACGTCCTCGGGGTCCATACTGGACCCGCAGGAGCTCCTTCGTCAGGCGCTGTTCGGCGCCTCTGGCCGTCAGGGTCTGACCAGCCAACCGCTCGTCGGCACGATGCCGAAGTGGATCTACCGCAACCCGATCCTCCGCTCGGCGGTCGAGTCCGGGCAGATGGACCCCTACCTGCCGCAGGACGACCCGTCCACGTGGCGGGTCTACGTGGGCGCGGGCTCGCTCATGGCTCACTCGCCCACGCCGAAGAACAAGTTCGCCACGGAGATGGCTCCCGGCTCGGACGCCTACCTCGAAGGTGGGCACGACAGGACCGACTCGGTGAACGCGGTCGCGAACCAGCCGTTCCTCTGGGATTCGGACAAGGTGGCCGAGGCGATCAAGAAGTTCCAGGACGCTGGTCTCACCAACGTGGACGACTTCGACTCCATGCGGCAGGCGTGGGGCTCGCTCGTGCAGCGAGCCGGCGCGATGTACTCGCTGTCCTCGGGGAAGAAGAAGGTCACCCCGTGGGACGTGCTCGACATGTACAAGAGCGAGATCAGCAAGGCCGGCACTGGCGGCGCGGGGAGTAGCAGCAGCCCCACTCGCGTGACGCAGACCTCCCGCTCGGTCGCCACCATCACTCACGGTGATGGGTGGGGCGCGCTCCAGAACACCCTGTCGAAGATGCTCGGCCGCGACCCCTCCGACGAGGAGGTGCGCGACTTCGTGGGCCGGATGAACCACCTCGCCGCGAAGAACCCGACCATCACGCGCAGCACCACCTCCGGCATCGGCACCGAGCACCAGTCGACGACGAGCCACACCAAGAGCGGCTTCAACTCCAGCGACATCCTGGAGAACGCCTACCGCGACGCTCAGAGCGACGACGACTACGCCGAGTACCAGTCGGCCACGACCTACTTCAACACGGCCTTGTCAGCATTGGCTGCGATCGGTGGCTGATCTCTCCGACGAGCCCACGCTCAACGAGCAGATCGGAACGCTGAGCGGCGACACTCCGCTCAGCGGTGGCGGCTCTCTGGGCGAGGTTACGTTCGACACGGCCGGCCCCGCCTTCACGGGGACCGGCATGCTGCCGGCCGACCCGATGGCGAAGCTGCATATGCCAGTGCTGAAGCAGCAGACCACCACCACGGTCAAGACCAACGGTGGCGGCAGTCCTGCCGGCCCCGAGGCTCCCGAGGTTGGGTCGGCTGGCGAGCCGATGGGCAACAGCAAGGGGCTCGTCGCGTACGCGAAGAAGTTCCTCGGCACGCCCTACGTCTGGGGCGGCACGAGCCCCAACGGCTTCGACTGCTCCGGCTACGTGCAGTACGTCTACCGCCACTTCGGAGTGAATCTCCCGCGCATCAGCGCTGACCAAGCGCGCGCCGGCAAGCGCGTCAGTCTGGAGGATCTGCACCCCGGCGACCTTGTTGCTTGGGATAACTCCAGCCGCAACAACGGCGCCGACCACATCGCCATCTACATCGGCGACGGCCTGATCCTCGAAGCACCGCGCCCGGGGCGCAGCGTGCAGATCAGCCACATCTACGACTCGGGCAACGCGTGGGGCGTCCGCCTCAACCTCGGCGGCAGCAAGCCCACGACCACCAAGCGCCCGCGCAACAAGTTCGACGGGAGTCTCTGAGGATGGCAGTCGCCAAGAAGAAGCCCGCCAAGAAGGCGGCGGCGAAGAAGCCGAAGAAGGTCGACAAGCTCAGCAAGGACAAGCTCGCAGCCCAGTACGGCTTCGCGCTCGCGTTCATGAACTCCGACCCGGAACTCTCGGCGCTGTTCAAGCAAGCGGTGAAGCACACCTGGACGCCGGACATGTTCACCGCCAAGCTGCGCGCGACCAACTGGTTCCAGACGCACTCTGCATCTGTTCGCAACGCGATCATGATGCAGACCTCGGACCCGAAGTCGTACAAGGAAAACGTCGACAAGATGTACGCCCAGGTGCGCGACGCTTGGGGCAAGACCTACGGCATGGACGCCGTGGCGAACGTGGACGACGGCATGCTGCGCCAGTGGGGTGAGACCGCCTTCCGCATGGGGTGGACCGAGGAGCAGCTCCTCGATCACATGGGCTCCTCGATCAACTACCAGCAGCTGATCTCCTCGAACTCCCTCGGCGGCACCGCGGCCGAGGCGCGCTCGCAGATGCGCCAGCTGATCTCGAACTACGGCGTCGACCCCGGCGACACGTGGATGGGCCAGAACCTCCAGCGGATCATCAGCGGCGATGACACCTTCGAGGGCGTCCAGGCTCGCATCAAGGACATCGCCAAGAGTCAGTACCAAGCCTTCGCCGACCAGATCGAGGCCGGCCACACCGTCGCCGAGATCGCCGATCCCTACGTGCAGAAGATGGCCGACCTGCTGGAGCTCAACCCCAGCCAAGTCAACCTGAAGGACTCCACGATCCAGAACGCGCTGACGATGAAGGACAAGGACGGCAAGCCGGTAGCCCAGTCCCTCGCCGACTTCGCCAACACCGTTCGCAAGGACTCGCGTTGGCAGTACACCGCCAATGCCAAGCAACAGGTCGCTGAAGTTGGCTCTCAGCTGCTGCGATCGTTCGGAGTGATGTCCTGATGGCTGACTTCACAGACGCGCAGAAGTCCGCGTTCGACATCCTCAACGACATGCTGTCGAGCTACGGCCTCGGGTCGCTCTCCGGCACGCTCCAGAACATCATCCTCTCCGGCATCACCGACCAGAGCCAGATCCAGCTCCAACTCCAGGGCACACAGGAGTGGAAGACCCGCTTCGCCGGCAACGAGATGCTGAAGCAGGCTGGCCTCCCCGTCCTCGGGGTGGCCGAGTACCTCTCCGTCGAGCAGTCCTACGCGCAGGTCATGAAGAACTACGGCCTCCCGCAGGGCTTCTACGACGACCCCGCCGACTTCGCGAAGTTCATCGGCAACTCTGTCTCGCCGAACGAGATCCAGCAGCGGGCGCAGATGTACTCCGATCTGGCGAAGCGCGAGGACCCTGCGATCAAGCAGCAGCTTCAGGCGATGGGTCTCGGCGATGGCGACCTGATTGCCTACTACATGGACCCCACGCGCGCCCAGCCTCTGCTGGCGCAGAAGTACCAGACCACGCTGATCGGCGCCGCGGCTCGTCGCGCGGGCGTCACTACGGACACCGCGTTCGCCACCCACCTCGCCGACATCGGCATCAGTGAGCAGCAGGCGATCCAGGGCTACGGTCAGATCGCCGCCGAGCTCCCGGGTGCGCAGAAGCTGGGCGACATCTACAACGACCAGATCAGTCAGGCCGACCTGGAATCCGAGGTCTTCGACGGCAACGCCGTCGCCGGCCAGAAGAAGAAGCGCCTCGCCTCCCAGGAGCGCGCCGCCTTCTCCGGCAGTTCCGGTGTCGGGCAAGGCTCGCTGAGCCGCGGCAGCGCCGGCTCGTACTGACATGGAGAGCGTCTGCGATCACTGCGGACGCGACCTCCCTTCCGCGCTGCGCCCAACCTGTCCTCACTGCGGAGCGTGGCGGCATGAAGAAGACTGACGACGATCTCGCGGCCGAGTGCCGAGAGAAGTTCCTCCACTACTGCGCCATGCGCCACGAGGCGAAGTTCCACAAGGACAAGCGCCACTACGCCGAGAAGGCGTACGAGCAGGTCGACATCTACCTCGACCTGCGCGACGTGCAGAGCCTCTAGAGCTCGCACCCCACAGACCTAGCGGGATCGACCGGCCCCCGTCTAGCGCGACCGAGCCCGGAAGTAGGAGCGAGCCCCCGTACCTCCGCGGGGTGCTTTGGCCTGCGATCACACAACGAAACGGAGTGGCTCACATGAGCGACAGCATCAAGCACCTTGACCTGGATTCCGAGGACTTCGAGGACGCGCCGAAGGCGCTCCGCGACTACGCGAGGAACCTGAAGAAGCAGTACGAGCAGGCGGTCAGCGAGCGCGACGGCGTTCGCAAGCAGCTCGCCTCGAAGGCAGTTTCTGAGGTGCTGGGCGACAAGGGGTTCAAGAACCCGAAGCGCGTGGAACGCGACCTTCTCGCAGACGGCATCGACCCGCTGGACACCAGCGCGGTTGACGCATGGCTGGAGGAGAACAGCGATGACTACGCGCGGACGGATGGCTCCGCAGCGCCCGCCCCCGTGCAGCCCGACCCCGCTGCCGCCCAGCAGGCAGCTGCCTATCAGCAGCTGAACGCAGGCGGCGAGCTTCGCGCGCCGGCCGACTTGTCGAAGTGGGAACTCGCCCAGAGCGAGATCACTCCGAACATGACGGGCGCAGAAGTGGCGGCGGTCTACGCCAAGCACGGGATCTGACACCCGTCCCTTAACAACGCAAAGAAGGTGATTGCGTCATGGCTGACGCATACACAAGCACTACTGCGCTGTCCAACCTTGTCACGGCTGCTGTCGATCAGTACGTCCGCGCGGAGCTCCGGCACACGCCGATGCTTCGTGGGGTCGCTGACACCCGCCCGATCTCGGTGGACCGCCCCGGCTCCTCGGTCGCTCTGTACACCCACACCGACCTCGCCGTTGCCACGACTCCGCTCTCGGAGACCGTGGACCCGGATGCCGTCGCTCTCCCCAACCCGACCTCCGTCACCCTGACGCCGGCCGAGTACGGAAACGTCAGCATCGCCACCCTGAAGGTGGGTGCCCAGTCGTTCGCCGACGTGGACCCCTACCAGCGCGACGCGATCATGTACAACATGCGCGACACGCTCGACGTGCTCGTGCGCGACATCATCTCGGCTGGTACCAACGTTCGCTACGCGAACAGCAAGACCAGCACCGCGACGGTGAACTCGCAGGACACCATCAAGTCCACCGACATCCGCTACATCGTGGCGAAGCTCCGCGGCAACGCGGCGCAGCCGCGTCGTGGCGAGCTGTACTGGTGCGGCATCCACCCGGACGTGTCGGCCGACCTCCGCTCGGAGACCGGCGCTGGCGCGTGGCGTGACAGCCACATCTACGCCGCTCCTGGCGTCCTGTGGCCCGGTGAGATCGGCGTCTACGAGGGCGCGTTCTTCGTCGAGTCCGCTCGCATGAAGACCGCCGCTGACGGTGCCGATGGTACCGACGCTGGTGCCGGTGCGGACTACGTGTACCGCACCGTCTTCGCCGGCAAGGAGGCCCTCGCCGAGGGCGTCGTGGTCGAGCCCGAGGTGCGCGTCGGGGTCATCCCCGACAAGCTCAACCGGTTCCACCCGCTCGGGTGGTACGGCTTCCTCGGCTGGACCGTCTTCCGCCAGAAGGCGCTCTACCGGCTGGAGAGCGGTTCCTCGCTCGCGCCGAACACCTGATCCGTCTGGATTCTCTGGGCCATCAACCCTCTCGGGGGTTGGTGGTTCGGGGTGTCCGCAGACGGCCCAGAGGGGAACCCCACATGGCTCTAGAGTCACTCGCCAAGGACGCCGGCATGGCCGCTGCGTTCGTCTTCACCAGTTGGCAGGCCTTCCGCGCCAACAGGCAAACCAAGTCCACCGGCAACGGTTTCGCCAAGCACATGAAGGAAGGCATCGACCGCATCGAGGTCAAGCTCGAAGTAGTCGAAGGCAAGATCGACCGTCACATCGAGGATCACGCAGAGTCCGATCTGCGCAAGAACTGATGGCGACCTTCGAGCCGCCCACCACCGACCAGTTCTCCGACGACATCCTGTTCGGCCGCTACGCCATCAAGGGCGGAGTCTCGGTTCTCTGGAACGGCACCACGTTCGTTGCTCGCCCCTACCCGTGGCTGGGCGAGGTCGTCGACCTCGTTGAGGGCGAGACATGGTTCCAGGGTGGGCGCGTCTACACCGTAACTCCGGCCGTTGCGGCAGCGCTGAACGCTGCCGGGTTCGTGACGACCTGATGGGCTGGATCTACCACGTCCGGCATCCGATCAAGAAGCACGTCGAGAACTCGATCCGCGGCATCCGCCGCGCCGCTCGTCGACTCTTCGTCTGGATCGACCTGGACCTGCTCATCACCAAGGCCGACCCCGAGTGTCCGCTCGTCGGCGACGAGGAGCACGTCAACGGCGTGTGTCTCGGCCACATCGTCGGCACGCACTGGGACCGCCCGATGCTCCGCGACGGGTTCTTCGACCCTGAGGGTCTGCTCAGCCCCCGCACGACGGTTCGACAGATGACCCTCGAAGAGGCGCTGCGACTGAAGACCAAGGACGGCTACCGCATCAAGCGCGTCCGGGTGCTGCTCCGCGAGTGCGCACTGCGCGGCATTGGCGCCTACGTCGAGGCCAAGGATGACAAGCGGTTCGAACTCGACTGGCCGTGGCGCTATCTGAAGGCCGCGGCGAAGCAGCGCGGCTGCCGCCTCCGCGCTCGAACCATCAGGAACTTCCCCGTCCGGGGCGCCGGCCGTCGCCGCGCCCAGGCCGCACGCCGCAACGGCGTGCGCTGCAACACGATCCGAGGATGAGATGACGACCTACCCCGCACCGCACCCGGAGTTCATCGCTGCTCGTTGGAGCGGCGGACGGCAGGACAAGATCAAGTGGATCGTCATGCACTCGGCGGTGTGCGCCTGCCGGGAGGGCGCCGCTCGTGGCGTCGCGCTCTACTTCGCTCGCACCGACCGTCCCGCCTCTGCGCACTACAGCGTCGACCCAGGGCACATCGTGCAGTCAGTGGCTGACCACACGGTCGCGTACCACTGCGGCTACAACGAGGGCTCCATCGCCGTCGAGATGTGCGAGATGCCGGACCAGGCGAACATCGAGCGCTGGGACGACGCGGAGCACCGCCGCATGGAGCGGCGTGCGGCCAAGCTGGTCGCCAAGCTCTGCCTCGCCTACAACATCCGGCCCTACTACGTGAGCCGCGTCGGACTTCTGCTTGGGATCAAGGGCATCACCACCCACCGGCAGATGTCGCTGGCGTTCAAGAAGTCGACTCACTGGGATCCGGGCGCGTGGCGCCGTCGTCGCTTCATGCGCGAGGTGCGCCGGCAGGTGAGCCTGCTGAAGGCCGGCTGGGAGTAATGGCCGAGGCGTTCCTGAATCTCCGGCAGATCGCCACTCCGAACGGTAATCCTCAGACCGGTGGGCAGCTGCTCTACGTCAAGAGCGACGGCAAGGTCTACACCAAGAGCGCGACTGGCCTTGAGACCCTCGTCGCCGACGTGACGCTGAACGGTGCTCAGACCCTCACGAACAAGACGATCGCTCTCGGCAGCAACACGATCTCCGGCACGACGGCGCAGTTCAACACTGCGCTCACCGACAACGACTTCGCAACGTTGGCGGGATCGGAAACGCTCACCAACAAGACGGTCAACCTGTCGAGCAACACGCTGAGCGGCACCACCGCTCAGTTCAACGCAGCTCTGAGTGACAACGACTTCGCCACCCTCGCCGGCACTGAGACGCTGACGAACAAGACCCTTTCAACGGGCACCAAGGTTGGCGCTGCCACCACCGACCTTTCCGGCGCATGGGCCGCGTACACGCCAACCTTCACGAACCTGACAATCGGCAACGCCACGGTCGTTGCCCGCTACATGCAGGTCGGGAAAACGCTGCACATCCGGCTCGCCATCGTCGGCGGAACCACGACGGCGTTCGTGGCAGCCCCAATGACAGCCTCCCTTCCAGCGGGCATGACAGTCGTCAACGATCAGCCGCAGATGCTCTCTGGTTACACCACGTCCGGGTCTAACCAGTTGGCGGTGTGGAACTTCGCGGCAGGCGGATCTACGGGCCAGTTCCTAGGCGCGAACATCAGCAGCCTCGCTGCATTCACCAACGGAACTCTGTTCCGCGTTCAGGGCACGCTCGAACTCGCATGACAACGGAGGACTGATGGCGGCAGGAGAAACGCTCCAATACGCGATGAACCGCAAGGCGGGCACGCTCGTCGGCGGCGTGCCGACTCGCGACGCCCAGGGCGCAGCGAACGTCTGGGCCGGCACGTCAGGCCTCGATCTCGTCGAGGCGCTGAACATCAAGGCGCTCAACACGCTGCCGAACTACCGCGACCTTGCCGGAGTGCTGAACCAGCTCGCCGGCACGACCGGCCTCGAAGTGGATGCCGCGGCTGCGGCCATTCCCTGATTTTGACAATGACAACAGAGGAGCGACATGGCCTGCTCTAGCGCCTGCCTGACCAAGGACCACCCCACGCTCGGCGCTTGCATGCGCGCCAAGGGGGTCCGTGGCGTCGGCGTGGACATCAGCAAGGGCTTCGACGCGGACACGCAGAAGAAGTGGGACCGCGACCTCGACGCCTACCGCGACGCGCGCCGGCAGGGCATTCAGCCTGCCGGCACCAGCCGTGAGGCAGTCGACCGTGCGGTGCGTCTGAGTGACGCAGCGGGAACGGCGTGGCAGGCGTGAGCACCTTCGACCAGCTCGTCTATGACGTGCTCCAGTCCCTCCAGGGCTACGGCCTTGCGCAGCCCCGGATGTCTCACCTCTCCGGCTCGATCACCGATACCGCGACCTCGATCACTGTGGTTGACGCCACCGGCTTCGAGCAGGGCGTCTGCGAGATCGATAACGAGACAATCTTTATCGAGTCAGTCGACTATGACTCGAACATCCTCACCGTCTCTCCTGACGGCCGGGGCTACTACGGCACCACCGCTGCCGCCCACTCGGCGAACGCTCGCGTGACGATGGCCCCGACGTGGGGCCGGGGCCGTGTGGCGAACGCGATCAACGAAGCGATCACGAACACCTTCCCCGACCTGTTCAAGGTCGCGACCACGACCGTGGTCTTCAGCCCCGTGCAGACCACCTACGCCCTGCCGGCCACTGTCGAGCAGGTGCTCCGGGTCACCACGGACACCATCGGCCCCTCGAACGAGACGCCGCTGATCGTGCGCCACTCCTTCGATCCCGTCGCCAAGACGCTGACGATCGAGAAGGGCGGCTTCCCGGGGAAGAACTTCAACGTCACCTACTCCACGGCGCCCACGCAGATCACCTTCGGCGACGACTTCACCGAGTCCGGCCTGCGGGAAACCGCGAAGCTCGCCATCAAGTACGCCGCGTGTTCGCAGCTCCTGGCGTTCATGGACCCGGCCCGCCTGCCGGTGGACACCGCGCAGGCTGACGAGCTCGACGCCTCGCGCAATCAGATCGGCAGCGCTTCCAAGATCAGCACGCAGCTGTACCAGCGGTACCTGATCGAGCTGGAGAACGAGCGCAAGCGTCTGCGCGCCACCACGCCTACGCCCATCTCAGTGAGGACTCGATGACGAACCGGAACTACAGCGCGAACGCCCTCTCGACGACGCTGAGCAGTGGCGTCACTGCCGCCGCGACGACCATCCCCGTCGCGGCCACCACAGGCTTCCCGGCCGCACCGTTCCTCCTCGCCATCGACTACGGCACTGCCTCCCAGGAGCTCGTCCTGGTCACGACCGTGGCCGGCCTGAACCTGACCGCCACCCGCGGCTACGACTCCACCACGGCGGTCTCGCACTCGCTCGGCGCCGTCGTCAAGCACGTCCACTCCGCGATCGACTTCCGCGACTCGCGCACCCACGAGAATGCCTCCAGCGGCGTGCACGGGCTCACCGGCTCCGTGGTTGGGACCACGGATACGCAGGCGCTGAGCAACAAGGATCTGACCGCGGGGTCCAACTCGTTCCCGACGACCCTGGCGACCCTGACCGGCGCTCAGACGCTGACCAACAAGACCATCGCCCTCGGCTCGAACACCGTCTCGGGCACGCTGGCTCAGTTCAGCACCGCCGTCACCGACGACGACGTGTGCGGCACCACGGCGTTCAACGCTCACACCGGAGCGACCGTGGCCCACGGCGCTACCGGCGCCGTGGTCGGCACGACGAACACGCAGACGCTGACCAACAAGACGTTGACTTCGCCGACGATCAACACGCCGACGATCACGAGCCCGAGCATCGACACCCTCGCCGGAGTGACTGGCGTTGGGCAGCAGCGCTATATCAGGAAGACGGTCACCGAGTCGGTGACGAGCTCCACGGTCCTCCAGAACGATGACGCGCTCACCTTCACGGTTGCCGCGAACGCCGAGTACGCGCTCTCCCTATTCCTGTTCTACGACGGAGCCACGGGCCTCAGCAACGGTATCTCCACCGCGCTCGCGCTGCCAGCCGGGGCGACCGTCAGCGGTGGAAAGCTGACGCAGACCACCCCGACCAGTGCTTTCGTCGTGAGCGCCGGTAGCGGAACCCCGATCTTTACTGGCGACACCTCGGGGCCCGGAACGACATGGGGCGTGCGTCTCGATTTCTCGGTCGTCGTTGCTGGCACCTCGGGCAGCGTCACCCTTCAGTGGGCCCAGGAGACGTCCAACGCCACCGCCACCCGCGTCCTCGCGGGCTCCTGGGCGACCATCACCCGGGTGGCCTGATGACCATTGGGCTCATCGTCGAGCCGCCGCTCGATGTCTTCACCGACACCTCGACGAGCATCACGCCGAGCGATGGCTCCGACTTCGCCATCAACGACCTGTACTTCAAGGTCTCTCCGAGCGACGCGAACCCCTACCAGCGCGCGACGGCCCAGTTCCGCAAGGATCAGTTCGACACCGGACAGACGGTGGGCGACCAGTCCCTGACGGGCTGGTGGACCCGGGGGCAGTTCTCGTTCCACAAGGGTGCGGGCGTCACCTACTACGAGACCTCCGAGGGCGAGACGGTTCTCAACCGCTACTCCGACGCCGAGGGTCTCGACCCGTTCACCAAGGTCGGCAAGGTCTCGTGTCAGAAGGCGTGGAGCGCCTTCTCCACCGCGGTCTCCTCGGTGTCCTACGTCTCTGCGATTGACGCCGCGCTCGTGGTGCTCGACGGCACCACCCTGAAGTACGGCAACTTCAACGGGACGCCGACCACCTATGCGCCGGCCGCGACGACCGTGCGTGCCGTCACCACCTCGCCGACGCTGATGTACGCCCTGCTGGCGAACGGCAAGGTGACCTCGGTGACCACGGGTGGCACCGAGACGATCCTCTACACCGGCTTCACGACGACGGCTCGTGGGATCTGGTACGTCAAGTCGCGGCTGCTCATCAACGACAGCGACGGCAAGTGGTACCAGTTGGCGCCGAACCCCTCGGCGCCGCCGCAGGCCATCGCTGCGACGGACGTGATCTTCACCGGTTCGGACTGGGCCACCGCCTCCTCGGTGTGCGACACCCCCGGCCCCATCCTGATCGCCAACTCGAACCGCGTCTTCGCCGCCACCCTGGACTCCACCGGAACCATCCCCGCGTTCTCGGCCCCCGTCCAGGTGGCCGAGCTCCCGCCCGGTGAGACGATCTCCTCGATCGCCTACCACCTCGGCTTCGTGGTGCTCGTGACGGGCGCAGGCGTCCGTCTGGCGGTGCTGTCGGACTCGGGGCAGCTGACCTACGGTCCACTGCTGATCGAGCGTGCAACGGGCACCACAACGCCTCCTGCGACCTCTGTGGGGCGGTACTCCACCAAGGTCTCCGTGGTGGTCGACAACCGCATCTACGAGATCGACCTGAGCGAGCAGGTCGGCAACGGTCTGGAGTTCGCCTACACGGGCCGCGGTGTCCCGTTCTCCAGCGGCTCGACTGCCGCTGGTTGCACCACACTCCAGATCAGCACGCAGATCGCGTGGGCGAACGGCAGCCTGTGGTACTCCAACACCAACGCGCTCGCCGGCTACCTGACCACCGGCCTGCACCGCTACGCCACACTGGAGCCGAAGCGGTTCGACTCGGTGCGCGTCCACGCGGACGGCACCTCGGGAACCATCGACATCTCCAAGGTGAGCGCTGAGGGTGTGGTCACCTCGCTCTACACGCTCGACGTGGCCCAATCCCACATCGAGGAAGTTCCGCTGCGGATGGACGACCCGGCCGAGGCTGTCGCGCTGAAGTTCACCCTCACCCCGAGCGGGGGAGCGCCGACCGCCTCACCGGTCCTGCTGGGCTACCAGCTGCGCGCGCTCCCTGACCCGCAGCGCCAGCGGATCATCCGCGTGCCACTGATGATCAAGGACGTGACTCGGCGTCAGCCGAGCAAGTCGACCGGCCGAACCGGCAGCGCGTGGACGGCGCTGAGCACGCTGGAGGATCTGGAGTCCTCGGACGCCCTGGTGATCTTCCGCGACTTCCGTACGGGGGAGACCGGCAGCGCCTACATCGAATCGGTGGAGTTCACCAACCCGACCCCGCCCTCTGCACAGTCCACCGGCTTCGGTGGAACCGCCTTCGTCACACTGAGGAAACTGACATGAGCAAGCACTTCCTGGTCAACCTGAAGGCCTACGCCTCCCTGGCCGGCTCGGTCCTGACTGCGGTCTCGACCGAGTTCCACTCGCCGATCATCACCGTGGCCGTCGCTGTCTGCGCGGCCATCGTCGTGTGGCGCGTCCCCAACGCCGACGCCTGACCGCCGCTACAAAGCAGAACCGCCCCTCCGTTATGGAGGGGCGGTTTCTTGCGTTCAAGACTGGTGCGGGGGCCCGAGGCCCGAGCCCCCGCGGTGGCGGGGTGGGTACTCTAAGTCCACCCTGCCGCGTTGCACCGGGGAGGATGGGCCATTGAAGTAACCCGAACCCAGCGCAACGGTCACTGTTCTAGCACATCACCCCTGCGCCGCGCGCAGCTTTGCGCGAAGTCGCTTGATCTCGTGACGCTGCCAGCGGATCTGATCCTTGTAGCCGACGATGCGCCCGCCGATGACCTCCAGCTTGGAGTGGTAGTACGCCTTCAGGTCGTAGATGGTCTGGTCCCGTTCGGCGAGCTCTGCCTGAAGATCGGCCACCTCGGCGGCGTAACCGTCCGCGATCGTGGTGCACTCAGGCGGCTGACACCCCTGCACCATCTGGCACTCCTTATCTGGAGTGTCTGCCACAGCAGGCAGCGGCAGAGCGAGAGCGACGCTCGTCACTAGGACAGTGATGATCTTGCGCATGGTTCCTCCTGAAGGTCGTGTCGGCCACCATAGGGTTGCTTCTTGGCAATCGCAACCGTAAGATGCAGCTACTCCCATCCCGAGGATCGCCCCCGGACGTTTGATACGTCCGGGGGCTTTCTCTTTTTGATGGCTCCTCAGAGGCTCTCAGCGCCGATCTGAGAGGGGTAGATCGGCGGGGGTACCCGAGGTCATCCACGCCCTGAGAGGCGCTCAGAGGCCCCTTCTCGGGCCTCTGACGGCTATTGCCAAGAACTTCGTCAGCAGCGCTGACACTGCGATTGCCATGTCACTCCTGTGACATTGGACATTTTGTGACAAAACGATGACAAGGGAGGGCGATGAGCGATAGAACTATCGGCGAGCCCGATGGGGGCTCGCCCTACTCACTCGGAAGCGTTACGGCGAATGTCAACTAACTGCCCTGAACTCCCTCCA